CCTTGAATGCCTTGAATGCCTTGAGCACCATCAGCACCCGTAGCACCTTGAATGCCTTGAGCACCCGTAGCACCAGTAGGGCCCGCTAAAGCCACATCAGCTACGGTACCTTTTACAACAGCAGAAGCACTAACATCATATACTGCTAAAAAGTCTGTACTTTCAAAACCTGTTTCTGTAGTTAACTCATTAATATCTAAATCAAAAGTATTTCCTACAGCATCATAACTTACTCCCGTTCCGTCAGGAATATTTAGAAGGTCAGTAAAATCTCCAGAAGTAGCAACATCAGCTAGTCCTTGTAAATCAAACCATTCAAAGGAAGTGCTAAATGTAACTGTTTGACTTCCTGCTCCGTTTTGTATAACAGTAAACTTTACGGCCCAAAAAGGATCATCACTTGCTGCATCTAGAGAGGGAGGCTCATGAGACCAATTTGTTAGTATAGTTCCAAATACTCCTGTGGTAAAATTATAAGTATGAGTATTAGCAGCCGCAGGAGCAGTAGGGGCATTAGCAGAAGCGGGGGTATAAAATAAAAACCCTACTACATTCTTTTTATCTAAATTAGTTGTAGAAATAGCTTTAAATGTAGGACTAAACTTTACTGACTGATTATCATTTATTTTATCATAGACATAGTATCTCGAACCCCAAATAGGAAGAGTAGAATCTCCATCAATCGCAGGAGGCACATGAGACCAGCCCGTAGCAATATTATTAAAAGTAGAATCGTCAAAATCGTAAGAGTATGTTGTAGAGCTCGTAGGACTGGCAGGCCCTGAAGGCCCTGCAGGGCCGGTAGCAGTATAGTATAATATTCCCTCTACATCTCTAGTGCTTAAGCCTGCAGCACCGCCAGAGTCTAAGGTAGTTTGCCCTTCTAAGTAGTATTCGCCTCCAGTTCTATAGATTCTTGCTAGAATAGAGTCTAGCTCATAGTCGATCTCTATAGAAAATTTATACGCAGTAACTGCGGAGAATGCCGTGGGGGCACTTTGACTTATTTCTAATTCAGTATCACTAATAATATTAGTAATTCTTGCTCCAAAAGTAGTACCAAATAAAATATACTCGCCTACCAAAAAGTTAGTAGTAAAAGAGGTTCCAACTCCAGTAACAGTACTTTTTGTAGCTGCTATGCTTACAGTGCCCGCTATGGCAGTTACACCCGTACTATCTGTAGTTTCTTTTATCCAAGAGACTTCAGTTGTGCCATATTCAAAATAGTCTACTGCAAGTAAGGGGTCGGAACCTATAGCGCTATAGTCAAAGTATAAGAATGCGTCTTCTCCATTCGATAAAGAAAATTGCTGCTGAGTCTGGGCCGTACTTCCATTTTGTATAGTTGCTGCGTCTCGAATGTCTCTAGTAGGTGGAGTAAATACATAATCATCATTTACTAATTTAAGAAGTCCCGCCGTATTTTTATCCAAATACATTCCTGTACTTAGAGAACCACCTTTAGGTATATTAAGGATTGTTCTAGTAATATCTATTGCTTCGCTAGTAGTTATACTTTTAGTAATAAACGGCGATTTTTTCCCTAAAGTATTTATTACTCTGACAGATATAGTATAGGTACCCTCAGGTACTCCTTCAAATGTAAAGTCTGTGGCATTTTTAGACACACGCACAGGACTTTCAAATCCAGGTATTTGATGCACAAGTTCGTATGCCTGTATGTCTTCATAGACCGTTGCTGCATTAGTGAGGGAAGTTGGTGGATCCCAGTTTACTACAATATAATTATCTGCTATTGACATTATTGTTTCCTATTAGTTAGCAAAAGACAGTGTTAGATTAGATATTGTAGGGATTATATCAGTACTAGATGGTCCCTTGAAATCCTCGTTGTCTACGGTTAAATTGAACTTGCCTTCTACGCTTGCAAATTTAGAGTTAAAGTGTTCTGCGGCAGACACTTCCCAAACTAACTCTTGTGTTTGAGTTACAGAAGTAACAAGATATTCCTTACTAGAGGAGGACTGTAATATGTTATTGTTTCTAGAGCTCAAAGTCCACATACTACCTCTGGTAGGATTTGTCGAGAAAGCGGTTGATACAGTTAGAGAGTCTACGGTGCCGGGACTAGTAGACACAGCTCGTGACTCTACGTGAGTATCGGGCTTCCAACTTACATTGACCGGTCTATTACTGTCTGCCTCGTCCGTAAGATTATTTACAGAAGTCTCAGTTAGATCACTACCATTATTAGTCGTAAGAATTACGTCTCCCTTAGTATATGCAACTGAGTTTATAGTTGCAGAGTCATCGACCAATATAGCTGCAGGAGAGAAAAACAAGACATTTAAAGTATAATCGTATCCGGACTGTAATACTATGTTTCTATCAATTGCAACGGTAGTAGCATTTACGGTGCCAGTAGTTAAGGCTATACGACCTGACAGTTCAGTATTGTCTAAGTTAGCATCTTGTATGGTTATAATATCACCCGGATTTAAAAACGAAGCATTTATGGAGGTTGCAAAACTCACGGATCTGGTTTGTAATCTATCCGTAAAGAGCCTCCATCTTCCATACCTTTCAGCCTGAGACCTAGACGTACACCCAAACGCAACTGTTTCTTTGCTTAAAACAAGCCCTCTATCCAGTATGTTCTCTGTATCTTCTACCAATACGAAATCTTGTTGATAGTCTAAGTCTGGATTATTCCAAACAACCACGTATTGATTAGGTCTTTTCTTGTATTCACTAGACGAATACGAAAAATTTCCGTCTATAACATTACCTCTGCCAAAATTATAAACAGGAGCGGAAGGCTGATCGGCAGTTAAGTACATCTCTCCATCAACCCAATGTAAGAGACCTATAAAATTAGTTGCTAAATCTTTTATAACTTTTCTAGCTCCTGCTTCCTTTTGCAGAACTAAGTTACATGTGTATCTAGGCTCTTCTCCTCCTTTCCCGTCCGGTACAAGTTCATCACAGTATTTTGCAACCCTAAAGAAAGACCATTTGTCTACAGTATCTACAAATCTTCCTAAACCATATCTCTTGCTATGTATCAAATCATATAAAACCCACGCAGGATTATTTGTGTATACTCCTTCTCTAAAAGTGCCATCCCAGTCTTGGTAAGAAGACTGAATATTACCGCTAGAGTCTCTATTATAGGAAGCCACTCCCGAAGCTGACTCTTCTCTAGTTTCATAGTTGGAAGGTACTTTTACCTTGCGCCCCCTTATTAAGTAAGAGCGTGTAGGCATACTCGAGTATGCTTTAGAGTCAAAAGTTATTGCAGCATACGCAGTGTATGGATAGTTTAACTTTTGTTTAATTATTGAAGTTATAGAAGCTAATGAACAAGGAGCTCTTAGTCTCCATCTATATAAGACTCTACTAGACTCTAAGCGTTTTCCGTCCGAATCATATGTAGAAAGAGGCTTTCCAGCAACATTCCCTAAAGCATATCCAGCTCCACTAGATGCTGTTATTCTTTTTATTTTCACTTTCCATCTATCGAAAGGCTGAAAAGCTTCAAGATTTATATTTTCATCTATAGAAAAAGCTTGAAGAGCTTTATATTTGTGCTCTATGATAGGCAAAGTAACATCTGTGTAAGTAGCCCCACTATCCCTACTGTAAGAGAAGTCTACTAAAAAAGCTGAGTATCCTCCGTACTGATTACCCCTCTCATAATGCTGCTGAACTAAAGTTGAGTACTCAAAAGTAAGAACTAGCTCGTCAACTTCGCCTGAGTTAGTTAGTCCTAAATCTGAAACGCTATCAACTATATAAGTAGAATCTGTGCCCTGACTTTCAGTATGATCATAAATTCCGCTTGATCTATTATCATCTGCAAAGTACTGATAATAGTCAGAGTGTAATTCTAAAGTCCTATCTAAGCCAGAAGTTCTACTTATAGAACTTCCTTGCAAGTTTCCTATCTGTCGTATAGGTTCTTGGTCCACATTTCCAGTTCTAAACTGTAAAGTGCTTCGTGGAACCTTTTTTAGGTCAGCTGCGCCTGACTGATACTGTGCAGTACTAGTAGGATTAAGCACGCTAGCAGTACCTAGTGCTAAATTATATGTTCCTGAGCTAAAAGGCCACGGTTCCGTTAGTACTAGAGTGGTACTTCCGGAAACGCTATCTACCTTTACCTGATATACTAAAGCTCCGGAGGCATTTGAAAAAGGAAATATAATACTTCTAGGTACTAGTGCAGTAGTAGCAGTTGGTCTAGCATACACATTATAGTATATATCTAAGCCGGTAGGCCCTGCGCCTATAACTTTAATAAAGTTATTCCACCCCCAAGCCCCAGAAGTACTAGGAGGGGTATCAAGTACTTCCGAAGGTATTCCTCCAGAGGCAGTTATAGTGTTACTGCCAATAGTACCCGTGAGCCCCGTTATTGCCTTTGCATCATCTATGAAAAGTATTCTTCCTACGGCACTAGATAAGGTACTAGAAGCGGAAACTGTTGCATTGGCGCTTCCACTAGTTAGTTGTATTGAAGTGCCAAAACTAGGAGATCGAGTCGTGTGCTCAATACTATTTACTTCAACCATGGGGTCATTATCGAGAAAAACTGAAGCATTGCCATCGACTAACCCTTCTATTGGTCCTTCTGATATAACATCCCATATAGAGATAGTTTGTCTAGAGTCCTGCCCGCTTAATACCTCAGATTTGCCCCCATGGTGAGCTTCAAATATCTCCGATAGTGCCGTAAAAAAAGCCATACTATTCTCTCCCTGCGTAAATGTTACCTTCAGTATCACTAGACATTTCTACAGAGTCAAAGGGGCTGGATACTATCTGTAAGTTCATAGGAAATCCTCCAACTCTCATTTCTCCGTATACAACAGGTAAAGTTTTGCCTGATAAAAATCTATTTTGAGGGCCCTGAAACAAGTAGGACTCTTCTCCCTCTTCGATTTCTTCTGCATCCGGAGCAAGTAATTTGGCTACACCGTCTATAATTTTAGTAGTAATATAACTTTTTATAGCAAACTCAGCTACGGTAAATATAGCTGAAAAAATTGCAGATAGTGTAATTCCGAAAAGTGCTCCTGCAGGTGCGACACTCAACAGTACATCCCCATCTTCTAAAGGAAATAAAGGGCCATCACCTTCAGTTAAATACTTTCCAGCATTATAGACTCTTATATCTAAGTCCCTCTCTTGTAGGCTTATAATATATTTTCTAAATCCAGGCCTATTTGCTTCTATACCCCTTACTAGATCTTGGAGGCTATCTGTATCAAGCACAATGCTATCTCCAAACTTCTCTTTCATTTCCCCTGTAAAAAATATATTTCTTTTCATTATGAATTCTCTAAAATTAAGTCAAAATTTAGTATTACTTTATTATTTGAATTTTGATTTGACGTTGCTCTAAAGTCTATGTCTGTTTTCTCTTCTAATCTAATCGGAGCAAAGAAATCTTGAGTTATGGTAGTTTCTAAAATAGACATTTCGCTTTTTAATCTAAAAACCGATCCAAAGTCTCTGGTAAAGAGTTCAGCTAAAATACTATCGTTATTGCCGCAGCCTACAGTATATCTAACTAGATACCCAACTTTATCCCTAGGTATTGTATAAACGGCCATTAGAGTCTGTGCCTTTCCTGCATCTACCTTAGCTACTATAGTTCCTGCATTACTGCCTGCCCTAGCATAAATGGCTGCAGAATTTACAATGTCAGCTTTCATCCTAAAAATTCTAGAAAAACTTTGAGCACTGTTACTACCTATAGCAACTGTTTCTGTGTATTCGTTATAGTCAGTATCTAGTCCTGAGATTTCAACATTTCCTACATCAGTTCCTGTTATGTATATAGTATTGGGAAAAGATGCCCAAGGATACAAACCTCCTTCAGACCAAACAGTTTCAGCCGATGTTCCTACTGCAGGATTTGATCCAAACTTATGTAAAGAATCTAAGTATGCGGGATGGGTTGATCTTTTTCTACTAATGTCCAATCTAGTGCTCATTATTTCTCCGGATAAACTACTGTGAGTTTCATTTTTGGATAACTAAAAATCCAATAAGGTATTTGTAACGCCTTACAAGCCTCGATATCTTTAGGGCTAGGCTTGCTGTCGCTGTCCACATGATTGTGGATAATTCCTTCTATATTAGAGTAAAGCATATGATATACGAATACGCTTTCTTCTATCTCAAAAGAATCTTCAGGACTTTCCGATATATTTTTAGAGGGAATCCACTCTAAATGTCCTTGTTTATTTTTTATTACTAAGCCGCAGCCCTCCTCAGGGTACGCTGCATCAAAGTGTCGTTTAATTGAATCTAAATCTATCATCGCAGTAGTTTCTTTGCTAATCCTGGAAACCCTCCGAAAGGAAGAGTTTTCGTAGTATCTGTTGTAGTATTGGGTACAGTACTGGCTGCAGAGCCAAGAGGTTTGATGCCATATCTAATTGCACATGAGTTTAATTTTTTACCGCAAACATCTCCTAAAGTCCAGAAAGCATTAAAGCCAGGAGCTTCTCCCGTGATAGTATTGGTTACTTGCCATACTTTTCCGTCAGAGTCTCGTACATATTCATTGTGTTGGGTATCTTCAAAACTATAGTAGGTAGCTGATGCATTATAGGCATCATATACTCTTACCCGTCTAAAATTAGAGTTTGTATCAGACGGAGTTCCTGGAGAAGCTGTAGTTGTAGCAGCCTGCCAGTAGTTATCTACAGTAACAGAGCTAGTAGCTCCATTAGATGCAAGTCTAGTCTCCGTACTTGTAGTTTTGTATAAAGTATTTTCTGTAACGGATCCACTTGTGTAAGTTGTAAAAGTAACCGAGGAATCAACTATAGGCTCGTCTTCTACGTTAAAATAAACTCTATAAGAGATTCCACCTACGACCCAGTTTCCTGCATCAGGCCAATAGCAAGCAGAGTATTCAGGGCCTATATTTGGTAAGTTAAGTCCCTTATACACCCAAGAGCAAAGATTAGCAGTAGCCCTTCTATTAGGTATAGTTATTCCTTGAGTATCAAAGGGGCTTGTAAGCTCATATGTTATGCTTTCTCCTTGCAGACTTGTTATACTCTCTATTAGATATGTTGATTTGGGAAACTCGACAGGAGGGTTTCCTACGCCGGTATCTGCAGACCCTCCGTTTAAGTATTTTGCGAGTGTAGCTCTAATAGTTACTTTTTTCCCTACTAAATCTCCGTAGTTGTAAATGTTTGCTGATGCAAGATCTGAAGATAAAGTAGTTGCAATAACACCTATACTTAGAGAAGGTCGCTCTGGAGACCCCATCGAAGTTCTACTTTCTCCGGAGGCTTTTATGGGCATAGCAGTATACGTTACTTGGCTATAAGGACTATTGTAGTCATACCAAGTAACATTTGCTAAAGAACTAGATACGCCGTTGTGGTATCTTAAAGTGACTGTAGAGCTAGCCTCTATATCATAAAAGTAAACCAGCGAGCCTAGCGATTGCTTAGCAGAATCTGTTGCTATTAAGTTTGTCATGATTCATAAACTCTTCTAAATGTTGCCGAACAAGTATAAAACTCTGAATTCATAAAAGTAGTATTGTAACTATCGCATACAACTTTTATAGTAGTCTCATTACTAAGTCCATTTGTATCGGGTACTGTAAAATCGAAAGAAGTTATTCCCTTTTTTACTGAAAAGAAACTTACAATATTATCAATCTCTGATTTCTGTCTACTGCTAAAAGTAACAGAATATTGTTCTCTAAGCGAGTTTATTCCATTAGCAGCGCGCTGTTCATACCCGTCCCCGAATTTTGCAAGTAACACTTCCGGATCACTTTGACGCCTCATGTCATTGTCAGGAATTACCTGTATGTCTCCGCCTGTTTCGTTATAACTCTCTGCTTGTGGTATAGTAAATCCGATCGCCATATTATTAACTACCTATTAAGAAGTCCGCCTTCTCTTGTTTGAATTAGTAACTCTTCTTGGATAGCCTTTGAAATTGCTTCCCCAAACATTCTACCTTTAACCTCAGAATCTCCTCCAGTATTACTAGTAGCATTTCCACTTTGATCTATATTTACATTAACAGATACAGTATTTACCGTAGAATTTGAGCCTTGCATCTGTACAGGGATCTTCTTGCCGTCAGGAAGAGGAACTACTGCTTCTGTACCGTGTAAAATAGCAGGATACCCTGAGTCTCTGCCTTTAGCTATTCCGCCTCCGGAGTACATTTTATCGTAATGTCCTCCTCTAGCAGAAACAATCCCTCCATTTCTAAAACCAAGAAACGAAGTGAGTCCACCAAATATAGACGAAATTACTCCTGTACCGCCTCCTGCACCTCCTGCACCTCCTGCACCAAACATAGTTTTTAGTCCTCCGCCTCCTGGAAACAGAAAAGACATAAACTTGTCTGAAAAAGCCTTCATGCCTGATTCTATCTTGGAAGCGTCCATAAAGGAGGAAACTAAAGCATTTGTCATAGCATCTTGTAGGGTAGTTGCAAAACTATCCACAAACTGAAGGATTGCTCTACTACCCTTACCGCCTTGAGCTAGCGTCGTGAATACGTTTGACAGCCCGTCCCTCGTTGAGTTAACCAAGTCTTGAGAAGCTTTAGCTTGAATAGATGCTTGATATACAGCTACTTGAGCTCTTTTCTCTAAATTCTCCGCTTCTAGTAGCAAATTATCTTTTTCGAATTGTTTTAGATTTTGCTCTTGTGCTTCTCTTCTTTTTGATTCTGCTTGATTTCTAAACCCTTCCGCATCTAAATTGGCGCTACGAATACCCCCTAGTGTAGAATCTTGAGGACCAAGCTGACTATCCAATCTCCTGCTTTCAAGTTGTAGATTTTTTGTTTGTATTCTACCTAAATCTTCTTGTAGCTGACGCTGTCTTACTAATGCTGCATTTTGATTTTCTACTGCAGTTACCTGAGCTACAGCTACCTTAAGATTGCTATCTGCTAT